ACTTGACGCGCTAGTGTAATGGCTTTGATTTTCGACGTTAGGCCGTAGTGGTAAGTGAGATTTTCTTGGTTCATGCCGCCATCGTAGCGATGGCGGTGAGATAGGTGGGATTAGTCTGGGTTTAGGTTAACTTTTAACTTCAAGTAAAAAACGTTTGAGCGCATGGTATGACTTACTATCTTTACCATTGTCTATGATAGCGTCCTCTATTGTACCGTCGGGCGTTTCAACTCGCATCCACACTCTATTGGCGTTTTCAATGTTCTCAAGGGTTTCTAGACTCACTGAAAAAGCTTTCGAACTGTTTCGCGTGTAGCCATCGACGTCGTAACTCGAAACAAGTTGGCTTTCTTTTAAAGTGATAATGTCACCGTCAATATTTAACTGCGCACCAAAAATTGGAGTGACGTTATTGAATACTTGAACGATCATAAAAGCATCATCTGGATACTTACTATTCCATTGAAGACCGAAGCCAGTGCAAGTCATGTAAGTGCAAGCGTTACCGTGCGGTGCGATATTAACGACTTTTGAATTATCAAAACCAGAATGGCTGACTTTTGGGGCTAGCCCAGACGTATTTGAACAAGCGCCAATGGCTAAAGCAGAAAGAAACACGATAGTTCTAAACATATTAAACTCCTTTTAAAAGCCAGTAGAATGGATCGCATTTTGAATTCAGTCAAATTTAAACACGTTCTGTAAATAAAAAGCCCGCACTTGGCGGGCTGACGTTCATCGTTTTAACGCTTCTATCAGGCTTACTTGCTTTGACTGAAGGTAATGAAGTAAAACGGCAAGCTTGTGTGTTGAACATATACCTTCTGGTACGGAACTCAACAATTCGATCAAAGCCTCCTGGCATAAAATTAAAGTGTCTAGCTCATCAAAAAGTTCGGTGTTTTCCATTTGCATTACTCCTTGCAAAAAAGCGTGAGAGATACCGAAAATTTCGCTCTCTCAGTGGATGCGATAATACTTATGCCAGCGATTTGCGGACTACTTTATCATCCAACTGCAAGGAGCAGACTACTACTTAATTTACCTTGAGGGGTGGCTACAACAGCTACAACTACAACAATTGGTAAAATATGCGAGTGTGGCGTCTAGAGCTTTTCCAGTAAATACCGTCGTATTTTTCTAGTCTAGCGCGAGCGGTCTTATCATCTTTGGCATATCCAGCGGCGTTAAGAAGGTCGCCTTTTCCAACTTGGCCTTCTCGAACTAACACGTGCTTAATCTGGTTTACGAACTCAAGGTCTTGCTCTGAGGCTTGCGCTTCAATTAAGTCTACCTCTTCTAGCTCTAGCGTATTCGGGTCGATATCAAATGCTTTGTCGACGATGGCTGCACGCTCTTTTCTTACCTCAAGAATTACACCTACGCCTTCAGCAAGCTCTCGCTTCTTAAGCTGATACATATTGTCTAGGCTATTTCTAATTGCATTACTACCCTGGTAATTGCGCCCGTCTTTATTGCTGTGACCGAGTATAAGAATGGTACCGCCCGCTTCTCGAATATCTTTTAGCAGGTTCATTACCAGTCCAATTTTGGCTTCGTTGTTTACATCGGCAAAGTCTCGAAGACTGTCAACAAAGAAGATCATGTTTTCAAATTGATTAGCAGTAGCGTTTTCTGCCAACGTTCTTAAAAGTTCGAACGGGGGCAGGGGGCTCTTACTACGTTGCACATAGTGCAAGTTTGCATGAGGGGCGATAAGCAGTTCGTGTACTTTGCGCTCTTTCAATACACTTAGTGGGTTATCAAAATCTAAGTAGAACACCTGTTTCATACGGGGAGCACAGTACTTTGCCAGCGCAAATGCTAACCAGCTTTTGCCGTTACCGCCATCGGCATACACCATGGTCATCATGCGCTTAGTGATGAAGCCTTCAATAACGAAATCTATCTTTTGATTGAAATCAGCTTCGCACAGGCTTGCTTGTGTGAGTATTTGGAGCATTTATTCGTTGCCTTATTTTGTTTCAATTAACTTGCATATCATTGCGCCTATCGAACATTGCATCATCGCAAGCCATATACACAGTGTTTCTTGTTCGATAGTTACCGCAGAAATCATAAGAATGATTGACCCTACCCCCAAAACTTTACTGTACTTCATTAAACCTCTCCCAATGCTTGGTATTTGATGGTGTGATACACGCCACCAAAATGTTCAATGTCTTCATCTGTAAAGCCAGCAGCAATCAAATGGTCTTTGGTTAAACTTTCAAACAGTTTGAATAAAAGCTTTGAGCCGCGTTTAGAAAGCTCCACACAGCCAAACAATTCATCCATCGGAATGTCTTCAGACTCGGTTTCTTTTTCTATCACTGGTATTTCTCCTGATAATTTGTTGTTACCGCCGTAAAGCAGTTTGTTTAATACTGGCGTTACTCTTAAGCCCTCCACCTGAACACGTCGCACCACTTCTTTGACGACAGTTGCGGGTAACTTGCTTCTAATCGCCAACTCGCGAGTGCTTTCAATTCCTCTGCCATCTAAAATGGCATTGAGCTGTAATTGCGTAATGGTGTGGTCGAGTATGATAAGGCTCATAGCATTCCCCTTAGTGCATCCTTCCATTTTCACCTGGACTACGAGGGCGCTTCCAAATTTCAGTTTTCCAAATAGGCTTTGCTCGTGCTATTGGTATCCAAACCGCGCGTGTGAGGACTGTTGCACAAAACAGAAGGGAGGCTATTAAATTGATAGCTATTGTTAAGCAAATAGTGAAAGGATAGAAAAGCGAACATAGTGAACGTCTTAGATAGTTGTTTTTTATGAATCCTATCCACGCTGGTCGCACTGAATATCCACCTTCATTATTTTTGAATATTACAAACATGTTGCCTCCTACTGCATATTTAATAGACGGTCAATTTCGGCGGCAAGCAGGGCTCCAGCTTTTGTGAGCTCGCGCACTCTTGAGTCAACAGAGTGGTCCTGTCCAGGCTTCCAAGATTCAACACCCCAAGGCCAACCCTTAGGCTTCAAGCCCATTGACGCTTGAACATTCACCGACTCTCTAATTCTTGGTGAGCTTCCACCAACTATGGCGTAGCAGATAGCAGCGCTGGTTAACTCACCTGGCTTATAAAGGGAGTCCAGTGCCAAGGTGTAACCTTCTTCATTAATCTGTCTTGTTCTTTCTTTTGTAATTAGTTCGATACCTGTTTTCATTGTTTTTCCTATATAAGCTGCGGTTGGATTTTGTTGCGATATTCTTCACGCTTGGTGCGCAGAATCTCGTAAACACGAATTTGATTGAGTTCAGGGCAGTATTCTTTTCGTATCTTTTCTACTGGCCAGTTGTGGTTGTGCCACAAACGAAACATTTGAATGTCTCGTAGTTCTTGTTGAAGGCGCTCACCGCGTGGTAAGTATCTACACTCACCACCTTGGTAATGCGCTATTTCTGCGATAAGTTGGCAGCTCAGCTTGTACGCCTTGTTATCTTCGATATTTGCCTTTTTAAGGCGGCGCTCACAAATTAAAACCAATGCCCACAAGTGCTCTTTGTATCTGGCCATGGCTAGTGCTTTGTCGTCGGCTAAATCCGGCAGGTGCTCCAATAGTGAGTCAAAGTCATCGTCAAAATCGAACTGCTCTTGATTGCTCACGGCATCAGCTCCTCAAAAGCGCTTTTTACATACTCGTAAGGCGCTTTTTCTGTACTCCACACCTTTCTATGACCTTTCAACACGGTGTACCCTTCAGCAATGAGTTTTATTGCCATCTCACGTCGGTGCCAGTTCTTTAGTGACTCCAGTACTTGTGCCAAGCTCTCATCTTTCAGCCAGCCCACGTGCGACACGTTAACAATGCGAGACACATAGGCGTCTAATGCACTCTCAGAACCGTCTCGCACAAAACCTTGCTGATACATGGTTATCCAAATAGCACGTATTTTGTCTATTCCCGTACCTTTAGACTTGGGTGACAGTCTGCGTCCAGAAGATGCTTTTCTGACTTTGAACCCTTTATCTTTCATTTCGTCCATGACGCGCTCAAGCTGTTCTACGTTCATGCCTGCACATGAATTCGTCCCTGTAACGCGTTGAAGCAAGTTGCGGTAACTGTCCTCATCCATTTTGAGCTGCGCTTTTGCGACATGAATTTTGGTAATTAACCCGCGCTTGATAGACATTTATTCGTCTCCGATTGGCAAGCTGTCAGCCGCGCCTTGAAAAAACGCTTGAGCAAACAGCAACGCTGCAACTAAAAGAGAAAACGCACCTCCCCAGTTGTATCCGAAGTAAAAGCAATACGCCGTGGCGTAGACAAACATCATAAATAAACAAAGACGTAGCATGGTTTTCTCCTTTCCCTAAACAAAGCCCTGAACGTTCAAGGCTTTGGTTAAGGGCCCCGAAGGGCCGCTCGTTAGTTAGCTGGCATTATTTCTAGCCACTTTTCGTTGTTGCTTTCGTCGTGATACACATTCATCACGTAAGTTTCTTCTACGCCATCAACGTCTGGCGGCAGCTGCGCAACGGCTTCGGCTAGCTCTCGTTTCGATCCAATGTGGGTTCGGCTAAGCACTTTCGGTTGGTTGCTCATTTTTCAATTCCTTGTTGGTGTCAGTAGTAATGTCTGAGATATCCAGTGCAAGCTGGCGATACGTGCCATCTTCGAGACGGAAATAAATGCGGAAGTACTCAGCACTGCTATCAACCTCAATGGCGTCAGCCAGTGCGGTCATGGCCAGTTGCCATTGCTCGTCTTGAATGTTGTGTTGGCGAAGGCTTAGTACCTTGGCAGCGCTAAAGCGCCCGTGCTTATCGGTTTTAAATGCGCCTTGCACAATGGCTTGGAGGTTCTTGTTGCTGCCTTTCGACCAGCGTTTGATGCACTCGTCAATCATTGCTTTTGCGGCTACAAGGTTTTCGTTGAAACACAATCTGTCTTGACGGCTGCGCTCAATCTTTATGCGACGGTCAAAACTATAAAGCGTGACATTGCCCTTAGTGCCGCCCAGGCGTTTGTCATAATTCTTCATTGCGTGACTTACAAACTCAGCAACGTCTCGTTTCAACTTTTTGGTGAACGCTTGTAGTTCGTCATGCACCAAAATTGCGTTAAGAAAGAGCTCTCTTGTTAATTTGTCCCGCTCAATCTCAAGCGGCTTGATACGGTCTTTGCGGCGTAGGTTGCCCTCACCATCTTCCATAAACCCAGTCGGGGCTTCTGGTTTGGCAATTTGATAAAGCTTGTCGATAGATGTCATGCGTTTAATTCCTGTTGTGGTTCTTCATTGGTTAAGTGCCATTGCACCGTGCAGCCGTATAGTCGTGTAGCCATCATGTGACAGCGGCCAGTGTGCGTTCCCGTAATTGAAATCAGTGTTCCTTTAACCCGCTTATCTCTTGGCGGGAGGATATTGATAACGGTGGATGTGTCTTTGATAGACAGGCCAGTGATGGCACACCCTTGTTTGATGAGGTGCGTCATCGCCAGGCTCGCCTTATCCACTCTTTTCTTAAAAGCAGTGTTATAAGCGTTCATTGCTTGCTCCTATGTATGCAGTTTTGACACGCTCTAAAAAGCCTGACGCGCTGCGGGTTACTTGCCGAAAACGGTCTTATCTGTTCGTTTAAACAGCGTTTAACCGCTATTGAACCAAGCACTGGACAGGTCACTGTTAAATTTGCGTACGCTGCCAGTACTTTCTTTTCAATATTGCTAATGCTTCCTGGATACTTCTCATTGAGTACCTGCGAAAGCGTGGTCTTACTCATGCCCGTGTCTAACTCAACCTGACGTCGGCCAAGCTCCTTGACTTTTTTCAACAATAATGCGAACCACTCCATGCTCATCTCTCCTTGTCGGGCTTAACAAGTTGTTTAAGGTTCTGGTCCCAAAGCCCCGACTTTTTGATCACTGGATATTTATGCCCAGTATTTTCTATAAGAAGATACTTGCAGACGCGCGGACCTGTTTGCTGCCCTTTGCTCCGCTGGTTGCGTGTCTTTACTACGTATCTGTATTTAACTAAGTCACTGATAAATCGAGTGACGTTTTGGCGGCTAGTACTTGCAGCTGCCTGCACTTCTTCAACAGTAAACTGGCTGTTTAGAAACCGAATGGCTTGCCATATTCTTTGTCTTGCGTTTGCCTTAGGGTGCGGGTTAGGCCTACTTCTGTTAAAACTAGGCTCCTTACCTGTTGCCTCATAGACATACGGTTTTGCCGATTTATTTACCGCTTTAACGTATTTATTTCTTACAAACTCATCCATGACAGTCTTGATTTTTGGCATCGGTACTTTCATTGCTCTCGCTAAGTCGGTACTGTGGAAATCAGGCTGTTTCTTTATCCACTCCCAGCTACGCTGGCTGAGGGTCTCTCGCATATTTACAACTCCGCGACGGGGAAGAATTGACGGCCCGCCCATTGATCAGCATCGATGGTTTTCAAGCTGTTCGACTTAGCGAACTTCTCAATGCTCGCAAGGCCCGTGGTGATGCGACGAAAGTTACCTTTAGAGGCATCTAACAGTTCTTGCAGTAAGTCGGGGGCAATTACCGTGTGCTCTACCAGCTCGCTAGCCATAATTGAAATGTCTTCCTCGTCAGCCTTTTGAAACTGCACGTGCTGGCTGATGCGTCCGAACAGTTGCGGAAGACGCTTTATCTTTTTAGGAAGGTGTTCATACCCAATTAAAACAATGGGCACGCCTGACAAGTCGTAAATGTCACGGATGGTTTCTAGAACTTCAGTTTTGTCAGCTAGGTAGTCCGCTTCATCTATAAAGAGCGGCTTGCCCGTGAGCGCCAGTTCTCTAACAATGAAATTAATCATGTCTGCCTTGCGCTGACGTTTATCTAGCCCTAAGTCTTGTGCTAGTCGCTCTAGTAGCGTGCCCATTGTGTCGCTTTTTAAGCAGCGCACTAAAATGCCGTCAGCTTGAACAAACAGAAATGCGCCTGCCGTTGTTTTGCCAAGTCCTGCCTGGCCAGAGAATAAGGCCATGGCGGGTGAGCCTTCTTGCGCTGCTTGCTCAACGGTTTGGTAGGCGTCAAATGCGGCCATGACGTTTTTAGTTTTTGCTGTGATTGCCTTCATCAGTTATTTTCCTTTGCTTTCTGTAGAGGTAAAAAGTTTGTCCAACATCTGTGCCGAACGTCGGTTGTCACGTCGGTATTGATGTAGCCACGCTTTTTCGGTTGGGCCTAAGCGGCCATCAATATTAAGTTGTGTGTAATGGCGAGCCTTGTGGTGTTCGTTTTGATAAATGGGCTCACCGCTGTTTTGAATGGTTTCGATAGCATTGAGCTCGTCTCTGCGTTGTGCCAGCTCGTCTTTGCGTTCAGCTGAATAGCCTTCTTTTTTCGGCTCTGACTGCGAAATAGAATTTATGATCCCAGATGAAACTTGCTTCGATGGTTTTGGGAAGGACTTAAGGCCCTGGGTCTGCGATTCGCGATACGCCAAGAACTTTTGAGCAACGTCTGATACATCGAATTCCTTCGAGGCTTGCTTGATTGCCTCCCGCTCATTGCGAAGCCTGGCGCGTTGAATTCGCTTAGCTTCTTGAGCGTGCGTCATCGTGATTTCGTTATCGACGAGCTCAGGGTTAAATGCCTCGCAGATAAACTCGCGTTTTATCGGATCAAAAACATAAATCTTGCCAATGTCATCGGGGTTAAATCGACAGTGGACACGCTCACCGATGTAAGCGCCAAGTTCAGCGTGAATGTACTCAACACCCTCAACGCTAATGCCTTCTTTACCAACGGTTCTGAATCCTTTTTGACTAGGTACCGGCGCAAGTAAAACGTCTAAAAGCCTTTCGTTATCTAAACGCTTAATCGTTTGCTGATGCTGAGTGAATTTCTCAAATGGTGTGCACTTAAGCTCACTGTGCTCGGTGTGGTCGTAGTGGTAATCAAGCCAAGAGTTAATGAACTTTTCGAAGTCAGTTGACGAAATAGATACATCGAGAGCAACTCTATCTGCGCCTTTCTCCCTGCGTTCTATTAAGCGCTGCGCGAAAGTCAGACGGGCATTTATCTTTTCACGATCACTAACGTTATGACCGATGTAGCCCGATAGCATCTCGGCAATACCGTGGCTAAACGTTCTGAAGAAACGTTCTATGAAGGGTTTTTCCCAGCCGCTGTAAGGA